TAGCCGCCGAGCTTCGCCACGCCGTAGAGCGGGAAGACCGTGGCCGCGCCGCCGAGGGCGTTCGTGCCGAGATACCACACGTTCAGGCTGTTGTTTTCCACCAGCCAGATGCGGTTCTTGAACAGGTAGATTCCGACGCAATCGGCCGTGTCAACGCCCGTGATGTCGTAGGGCGCACCGTCACCGTCCTTAGCCCATGCCGTGCCGGTATAGACAATCGACTTATCTTCGCCATTGACCGCGCGCAGGTAGTTGCCGCCGGTCGTGCTGACGTTGATGTATTGCCAGCGGGCGTTTGATAGCGTGGTGACCGCCGCTGCGCCAACAGCGCCGGCCGTCGTCACGTCGTAGATTTCGGTCCCGCAGGCCGCGAACAGTTTGTCGGATGCCGGACCGGCGTAATTCATGAGCGTTTCAGTCTCGGCCGGCAGGCCCGTCGCCCATTCGGAATATCCGTATCGCTGGTTGACGCTCGTCGTACTCGGAAACCAGTTTTCCAGAATGACGGCGTCGTTCGGCGCCATTTCCGACAGCACGTCGCGGGCGTTCCAGCCACCCGTCGGCGCCGGAAGATTGACGGACCCCGAGACAGGCCGCTGAATCAGCGGACCACGGCGAGCGGCTTGCATCAGCTACCGTAGCCGCTATCGGGCAGGTTCACCCAGCCGATGAGCGCGGTAGACATGCGCGGGGCCATCGACAGATTAGGCGCACCACCGTCCGCACTCTTCGCGACCTCAAGCTGCATGTTGTAATCCCTGAACAGGGCCGTGGTCTCGAAGCCCTTCGTCTCGAAATACTTGAGCTTCAGCGCGAGCACCATCAGGCGATCGGGGAAGATCGCCGTATCGGTGTCCTGCGTGAGCGAAGGCACGAGCGTGCCGGAGGCGTCTTGCGCCCAGTAACTCGACACGTACTCAAAGCCGAGATACTCGTTTGTAGACATCGGGGGCCATATCTGGAAATAGCCGCCCATCTGTCGCCAGCGCATGCGCGGGCCGGTGCTGATGTAGCCAGATTTCAGCCATTGCCATTGCTGCGGCGTCTCGGGGCCGAGCATTTCCCAATGCTTCGACTTGTCCCACTGCGTCCGGTCGGTGATGTGGTCGAAGCCGGCCGGCATCGCATATTTAACTTTCGAGAACGTGAGCGACGCCGAGCCCGTGACGTTCGCAGCCTGCGACAGCGTGACTTGTGTCGCCGAGTCAACCGTCAGGATGTACGTGTCCTGGTTAATGCCCGTGCCCGTAACCATGTACGTCGTATCAAGCGACGACGTGTCGGACAGGCCCGTAACCACCGCGCTGCCGTCCGTCGTCGCGCCCGTCTGCGTGCTGTACTGCGTCGTGAAGCGATATTCCGTGTTGAGCGCCTGCCACGGGTATTGACGCGCCAACTCGTAACCGGCCGCATTCAGGAGCGCGAGCATCTGCACCACGTCCTGCGTCTGGTTCCCCGCCACGGACGACGGGACAGCAAGGCCCAATTCAGCGGCCGCTTGCTGCACGAGTTGGAGCATTGCCATTTACGCGACCCTCGCATATTGCAAAAGTGCCTTTCCAGCACTCACTTCGGCGGCTGTTCTTTGCGGGTGACCGTCCAAGTACTTATGCCCCCAATAAATAGCGTCTTTTTTCCAAGCAGAAAACGCTTCTTGCGGAGTTGTCCCGTACCCAACACACGGCATCAGTTTCACTGAGCATTTCCAACGGAATGCCTTGCCGACATTCACCAAAGCCAAATGCGGCTTGCGCCGCAGCTTGTACTGTCGCCACATAGCGGACCGTTTTTGAGCCATTTACGCGGCTTCCTTTCGGGGGCGACCGGGGCCGCGTTTGTCTGCCATGAGTTCCGCCAACTGCGTTGCCATCGCTTCCTGTTGCTCGCGCAGTGCGGCGATCTCTTCGTCCTTCTTGCGGAGTTCGTCTTCGCGGTTCACCGCTTCGGCGGTATCGCTTGCCGCGCGCAAGTAGGCTTGTGCCTTTTGCCGCAGCGTGTAGGGGTCCATGCCTGCGGCCATGCCGAGGCGTTGCACCATCTGGTCCGAGGAATTCGCGATGCTCTCGACCGTGTAGAACTTGTGGAACCGCAGTGACTCCGCTTGATCGCGACCAATCAGCGCCCATTGCGCGATCGGCGTGCCGACGACTTCCACCGCGCCTTCCTTGCTCTGTTCGTACCGCGCCCAATGAATCGGGAAGCGTTGCTTGTCACCGGCATGCGCCGGGCGGTCGATCACTAGAAGGTTGTTGCCGGGCACGCAGATACGCACGAAGTCGACCCAGTCATACATCGGGCGCCCTTCTTGATTGCTGCGGAATTCGTTCAGCACTTTGTCAAGTCGAAACTCGACCGCAAGAGCAGCATCAGGATTCGAGGCGCCGGAAAACTCCGGGTTATTCAGGTCAGAAGCAAGCATCGTTTAGCTCTCAAGGAATTGAGAAACCCCCGACCACGCGGCCGGGGGGCATTGCTGAAGTACAGTTGATTACAGGGTGCGACCAACTTTCGGCCAATTGATAAAGCCCGCAGCGGTTGCCGCAGCGCCACCGACAGCAGCATCAAGCGCGATGCCGTCAATTACTTCGGCACCTGCGGTCGCGTCGTCGTCCAATTGCCCGGCGGTGCCGGTGGAGTTGATGAGCGTGTAGGCCGCGCACAGCGCGTTGGCGCGCACCGTGCCAGCGCCAAACACTTGCAGCCAACCATAACCGCTTGCCGCGATTGCAGCGCGCGCCACGCCCGCCAGCTTGCCCGCACCCGTGCCGGGCGCAGTCGTCGTCGTGCTCGCCATGATGGCAGTGAAGTCGCTGCCATCGACGACCGCAACGTAACCGTCACCCGTGATCGCTGCGCCGGAGTCCTTGACGTAGATGTAGCCCTTGACGCCCGCACTCGTCGCGTTGAAGCCGACTTGTCCGAGGCCGTATTCCGGGCCTTCCGTGGAGGTCCGAACCGAAGTCGGATCAATGCCAGATACGTACATAATTTTTTCTCCTGTCAGGCAATTAGGACACCATTGAACTGAGCACCCGAGCACGTCAGGTTCCCCGCCCAGCCGATGAGCTTCACCACGGCATCCTGATTCACTGCCTGACGCTCGCCGCCGATCGGCACGAAGTTGCGGTCGCGGTGAGGGCGGAAGTGCATGTACTTGGTGTTCAGGAACCACATATGGGCCGAGGTCGCGCCCGTGAAGTTGGTTCCGCCCGATCCGCCGGAGTAGATGCCGCCATCGAGCACCACGTCGGCCGTCTGACCGCCGCCGTAGAACTTGAGGGTAGAGAACCCCGAACCGGCCGACTCTTCCGACGTGATCCGCTGAATCGCCTGAAGCGAGTTCACGTAGTACTGAAAGTAGGTCGAGTCCGACACGATCAGGTCCGCACGATCGGTGCCGCGCACGAGGCGAATTGCGAGCGCCGTCATGTAGGCTTGGATGTTCGCCGCCGACACTGCCGCACCGCCGTCCGTTGCGCCGCTGTACTTCTGCGAACGCCAGAACGTGCCGATGGTCGTGCCGCGATCGATGCCGCCATACCATCCAGAGGTCGGCGCGTCAGGCACAGCAGCGCCGAGACCCGTCAGGTTCTTGCCGGCGTTACCCATGCCGTCGCCGTAGAGGTCGGTACTGATGCGGTTCATCAACTGTGCTTCAGCCACCTGAATGCGACCTTCCATCAGGTCGATAATCTGTTCCTTGCCGGCGTTCTGGAGCATTTCCAGACCGGACATGGTGACAGCAGCGGCGTACTGCGAAATGTTGAACTGCGCGGCCGAAATCGGGCTGTTCGGCTGGATGTTGATGAGTTCGTAGCCGGAGTACGAATTCACGTTAGCCGTGGTCGCGTCGTTGTACATGATCTCTTCCAAGATCACGTTACCGCCGCCGAACGGGCGCACGTTGCCGCGCGACTTGAGCTTCCGAAGAAGCGCATTGTTGTTGGTGACGTTGTCGGCCAATTGGCCGGAACGCTGCTGAATCGTGGTCGCGATAATGTCGCTGACCGCACTATTGGCGAAAGCCATGATGTGCTCCTAGTCGGATTTAAACCCTGCTCGAATGGCTGTCAAACGCTGCCGACAGTTGATCGCGCAAACCTTGGGAGCCGTTTGGTGCTGATGTCATTCCGCCAGGAGTGGAAGAACGCACGCTAACCGCTGCGGCTTTGGCTTTCTGCACATGCGCTGCCGCCTGTTGGCGAGATTGGCTCTCGGCTTGATGCCGCTGCCATACCTCGTCATTGAGACGAACCGCTTTGTCGTAAGCCGATTGAAGGTCTTGGGCCATGCCCGACTGGAGTAGTCCAGCCATCGTTTCCCGCACTTCACTGAAATAAGGCTTGTCAGCAGAGAACCGAGTGATTTCGGCTTCCGCTGCCTGCCGTTGCTGCTGTTCCTGCAAACTCGTGAATTGCTGCCATCCGCTTTTGACTTGTTGAAGTTCTTGGCGGATGTGTTGCAGCTCTTCGTTTTCGTTGCTTTCACCCAGCGTCACATTGAAGTCACGCGCGAGCGTGCGCAGCAGGTTTTCCTTCTCCTGCGGCTGTCCGAAAGCGAGGGTGTAATGCACCTGACCGAGCGACTTGATCCACTGCGCCGGGTCGATGTTGCTGCTCTGAAGAACCGGCATGTACGGATTCAGCGCGTCCTGAATCGTTTTTGCGCGATCCGCTTCCGCCTTGTAGGTACTGACGCCCGTGGTGTACTCGCGCTCGCGCTGCGAGATGTACTCGGCGAGCGTCGGGTCTAACTTGTCCCAGTGTTCCCAGTAATCTTTTTTCCACGACGACGGGCGCTGCGGCCGAGGCTTCTCGATCGCAAGCGCCGCTTCGGTGGTGGGTTCGGGCTCTTGCTGCTTGCCGACGAATCGGCCGCGCTCGTCGCGCTCTCGGGCTTCGCGCTGCTCTGCGGTTTCCTCGATCGCTGGGGCGTCGTTGGTGACGACTTCAGGGGTGTCGCTGACAGCGTCGAAACTGGCTTCTAGCGTGTCTCGCAAAGTAGTTTGCGGTTCCATGCTTGCTCCATGAAGGAACGGGCCACCGCTATCAGGTGGCCCGCTTTGAGGGCGTCATCACGACGCGCTCGGTTAGCGGCAGACTTCAGTACCGCAGTTTTTCGTACACCTGACGGGCAATCGTTTCCTTCAGCCCACCTGGCAATTCCTTCGGCTTCGGCCCGAGATATTTGGTCTCGTTGCCGACTTCAATCAACCCGTGCGCCTTCAAGTGTTCCCGATGACGCGAGCGCGAGGTAATCATCTCGCCCGTTGCCATCGATTGATAAGGCGCGAGGTCATCCATGATGTACGGGCCAGCCGGGGCAGCGGTTGCCATGTCGGCAACGTCGACCCACCGGCCATCACGGAAGACATACGTTTTACGCACTCTTATTCACCATCCACAGGCCGCCGCCGTAGCACGTGTAACGCACGACGGCATAGGTCGTGTGCGCGTACGACGCACCAGCCACGGCAGAGCCGAACGACGTACCGGGCACGCCGATCGCCGCCGAGCTGGTCGGGGGCCAGACCTTGATCGTGGAGCCGGTGTCGTTGACGATGATGACCGAATCACCCGGCTGCGCGATGCTCGGCAGGCGCACGCCATCGGCACCCGTCACGCGGTTCACGCTGGCGGTCAATTCGACAGCCGTCGCGAGCGTCGAGGACGACGTAGCAGTCACAGCAGCGGCCGTCCCGCCCATCGCGGAAGCAGTGACCGGAGGCACGCCGACGCGGACCAATTCATTGGCAAGGGCCATTTCTTACTCCTAAACAGGTTGCGGCGTCATCGCCTTGATTTCGGCTTCGCGCATCTTGTTCTGCGAAACCATGATGGAGGCTTGCGCCTTCGTTTGTTCAGCCTGCGCGCGGACGCCCTCTGTCTGCATCTGCACGCCTGCGAGTTGCTGGTCGTTCTGCATCTTCTGCTGCAACGCTTGCGCCTTCATCTTCTCCGCTTCCATGCGCGGATCGGGCGGGGGCGGTTGCTGCGCGCGCTGCTGTGCGCTCTGCTTCATCTGCTCAACCGTGGTATCGAACGCGCCCTCGATCGTCTTCCCGACCTTGAAGCCCTGCACACCCCACTTGAGCATTTCCATCAGCAGCGGCACGAGGTCAGGCGCGGCCATGCCGGCCTCCATCGCCTGTTTCAGGAACCCACC